CATGACTGACGCAGATAACGACGGTTCGCATATCAAGGGTCTAATTCTCAACATGATTGACTACTTTTGGCCCAGTCTCCTCAAGTTGGGATTCGTCGTATCGATGGTCACCCCGATTATCAAGGCTACTAGGGGTAACCAAACCAAGTCGTTCTATACGGATTCTAAATTCAGGACCTGGTATGGAAATGGACAGCCCGGTTGGCACATCAAGTATTACAAGGGTTTGGGCACCTCCACTTCAAAGGAGGCACGTGAGTATTTCAAACAAATCGAAGACCTCACAGTCAAGTTTGATACAGATGTGATGTCTGATAAATCTATTACTTTGGCTTTTGACAAGAAAAAGGCCGATGACCGTAAGACGTGGCTTCTTGAAAGCACAGCAAAAGACCCCAAGGAGCTGGAGGTTCCTTACGGTAGTGTGAAACAATTGAACATCACCGACTTTGTTCATAAGGACCTGGTAAACTTCAGTCTTGCAGACCTCAAGCGTTCTATCGCACATGTTTGTGATGGTCTGAAACCGTCCCAACGAAAGGTTATGTATTCCTGTTTTCAAAAGAATTTGACTGCTGAGATGAAGGTTGCACAATTGGCTGCCTTCGTAGCTGAGAAGAGTGCCTATCACCACGGTGAGGTAAGTTTGGCCGACACCATTGTCAAACTGGCAAACGACTACATGGGTTCTAACAACATCAATCTCCTAGAACCGTGTGGTCAATTTGGAACACGGCTGATGGGCGGTAAGGATGCTTCTCAGACGAGGTATATATTCACACGATTGACATCCGAGGCTCGTAAGATTTTCGATCCCAAGGATGATGCGATTCTTAATTATTTGGATGATGATGGACGGTCTATTGAACCAGACTTTTACATGCCTACTCTACCTATGATTTTGGTTAATGGAAGTGAGGGTATTGGTACTGGTTTCAGTTGCTATGTACCCCCGTTTAACCCCAAGGATATTCGTGATAACATTACAAATGTATTAAGTGGTAAAAGTATTCAAAAAATGAAACCCTGGTTCAGGGGTTTCAAGGGTAAAATCATGGAACAGGATGACGATTCATGGGTGACCCAAGGTGTATGGAGTAGTATCGGGAGGACGGTTAAGGTGACTGAACTTCCTCCGGGACGCTGGACCCAAGATTATAAGGAACACCTCGATACCCTCGTTGAAAAGAAAATCATCAGTGGTTTCACAAATAACAGTACAACTGAGAATGTGGATTTTCTCATTCAAGATTACAGTGGAAAAGATGCCGTTAAGGATCTCAAGCTTCAAAAGACACTCCGTACAACCAATATGCACCTCTTTCATCCAACAAAGGGTATTCATAAATACCAAAGTCCAGAACTAATTCTAAAAGATTTTATTGAGCTTCGCTACGAGTATTACAAGAAACGGAAAGAACATCTTATCAAAGTTCTGGAGGCAAAGGCACAGATGTGTGATTACAAGTCTCGATTTGTATCCATGGTCATCAACGGTGATATTATTGTATTTCGCCGTAAAAAGCAAGAACTCGAAAACCAACTTTCTGGACTCTTCCCACAAATTGGTGGAACATATGACTACCTTTTGAATATTAGAACCGTTCAGTACACGGATGAGAGTGTTCGTGAACTTCTCAAAGAATCTGAACAGGCGAAAAGGGATCTTGAGATTATGAAGTCTACTACAGCTATGGACATGTGGAAGAATGATATTAAAAATATATAAACAATAGATAAGTATGGGTGAAGCTGCAAAGATTTCTCTCAAAGCTATTGGAAAGCAGGATACACACCTTCTTTCCAAAGACCCAGAAGACTCGTTCTTTAATTATAAGAATGATAAGATACACTCAGACTTTCGAAAATATCATAGAAGTCGTAATGTTATTAATCCTGGTGCTATTTCAGGTTGGCCATTTGGTCAAACTATTAAAGTGCAATTCAATCCACAAAATATGGGTGATCTTTTGAGTAACATGTGGTTGAGTATCACAATACCACGTCTCACAGATTTTGGTGGTGGTAAAAATTACGCAGACCAATTGGGAAGACATATTCTAAAAAGTGTCACTATGTTCGTAGATGAACTAGAAGTTGAAACAATTCATGATGATTGGGGTATTATTTATGATGAGCTTTATTTAGAAATATCTGAAAAAGTAGCTAATAGATTTCTTGTAAATAGAAACATAGGTTATGACGACTCCACTTTGGATGCATTTAAGGACCTTTCACAATATTCTGCTGATCTCATGATTCCTTTACACTTCTTCTTTTCCAGGAAATACGCAAGTGATGAATATTCTTCAAATAAACCAAATCGTCCATACTTCCCAGTATGTGCTGTACACCGTCAAAAAATAGAATTCGAGTTGGAGTTTCACCCACAAACTTTTTTTACAGATACGGGGACTACACTCTCACTCCCAGAGTTTAAACTCGTTACAGAAGAAATCACAGTAACTCCTGAAGAACGTCAATATTTGGCGACTAAACGTCAAACATTTATAACTGATATTGTACGTAAACACCCTAGTATTATAAGTACACCAAATGATACAATGATTCGAAATAATCTTGTACCCAACATTCCAGTGAAATGTATTCATTGGTTTTTAAGAAATGAAAAATTCGAAGATGCTAGTGATTCTACGGGTGGTAAATCCTTACAAGAGGAGAAGTATTATCAAAATCGTTTCAATTTTTCATCTAATGTGCATTTTGATGAGACAGGCACATTCTTCTATCCCATAATGGATGAAGCAAGTTTTTACATAAATGGAAACAGATTACCAAATGTTTCTAAAACAAATCACTATTATTACAAATATCTAATTCCATTTAGAAATAGATTAGCAAGGCCTATCAGAAATATTTACACTTATAGTTTCTCGATGAATCCGATCAATGTGGAGCCATCGGGGAACTTGGATTTTAGTCAAATAAAATCTGATAAAACGTCTATAGAAGTGAAGTTGGACACATCGTCTGATTCACTTGTAGACACGTCTAGTAATAACTATTCGCTAAACATGTATTACACGGGTTATCAAACGTATACATTTGATAAGGGATTTATGTCACTTGCTTATTAAACAGTGAGGTCTTATTATTGGAGATGTAGTCTATGATATTATTCTTAATACACCATTTGATGAAATTCAACTGTGCTAGAGTTGTATGAATTTCATGAGATGTCCCAGGAATGGTATACGGAAACTTCTGTGAACGACAAAATGGATCAAAGAGTTTCTTTGAATACCCATCTAGACTTGACTTATATGCACAATGTACGGTAAAGAGCTTACCATCTTGTGTCGTGTAAGTTGTATTATTCTTTTTTGCGTAATTCGTTATAAACCACTCCAAATTTCTAAGTGATATACCACTTGTCTTGTCTAGAATGTTCATTAATTTAGTTCGATTCTTTTCCTCATTGTAAAAGTTGTTTATTGATGTTAGTAGAATAGTCGATTTACTCATTATTTAATATAAGGACACAAATCTATAAGCTTGTTTTTACTTTCACATGCGGGACACCCTCTAACGAACATTTGTTCGGGTCCATGTGTATGACTATTTACACTGGGGAGATCTCGTTTTTTAATTTTGTCACCTTGAACTTTATGAAATTTACAGTACCCACCGTCAACGGCTTTAAATGAACATCTATGTGTGATACCATCTTTGATTTTTGTACCTTTACATATGGTAACATCATCCGCCTCCCTCAATAATAGATCTAGTGGGATACCATGCACTTTGGATACTTCATCAAGTTTTTTATTTACTCGTTCATTAGCTTCTTCATCGATCATGTCGTAAATAAATTCATTGCATGATTCTTCTACGAGATCGGGAAGATGTTCGTTAATTATATTTTTGATATTGTCAATTATAATTTTTGTAAATTTATTTTTGTTTGTCATGCCTTATCATTAGATTGTGCGTAGCTTTTAAATAAGTCTTCAACAGAGTTTTGTTTTTGTCTAAACATTTTAATACGATCCCGTAATACCAATGCCGTACCTTCACCACTAAGATTATTCTTTTCACATTCTTCAATCAATTGTTCCTTTTTCATACCACTCAAGGCTGGACCAGTGACTTTCTTTGGTGGTTTATACTGTTCAATAATATCACCAAATATTTCCTGTTTTGTATTTTCAAATAGAGGGTCAAGAAGATCACACACAGGATTCAAAAACTTATTCACAAAATAGTAATGGTAATCGACAGGGATGTTATGCTCTTCAACATACTTGGGATCCTCTGATTTCTCAAAAGCCTTCGCCTTAGAATTGTCAGTTTTTGTAAGTAGATATGGCACCCGGTCACCAGATTGTGGCTCAGATCCAGGCTTTCTTTGTCTCATTTTATTGACCACTTGAACATGTGCTTGGTTTATATGTATACTTTCGGGGCTATTAATAGATACACTCTTTCCACCAACTTTGTATGAATCTGAGAGTGATTGACTCAAAATAAGTTTATCGTGTGGTATTTCACCTGATAGGAGTTCATTTGCTCTCTCCCTCGCAAGTTCTTTTGGAGGACCCGGATCTCCAGAAGTTAAGACCACATCTAATAGCTCCTTACACACTTCTCTCATGTGAGGTGTGTTGTCTCGTCGAACAAGTTGGAGACCTTTCACATCTATATAGTCCATATGCATTTGGTTATCTTTACCCTTTGTCCACAACTTGGCCGCATATCGTTTCTTTGAATACAAAAAATAAGGCCAATAGACCTTCTCAAGCTCTAGGTTATTTGGTTTCTTGAAAAGGGCTGAGCACTCCTCCGCAGCTCGTTCACCAATCTCCCAACTATACTCAATAGCTTCTAGACCCTTACGATCACCTACATCAAACTCAACCATGACCGAATCCGTGTCACCATATCTTACCTTTGCACCAGGGAAGTTTGCCTCAACATAAGTTTTAGTTTCTTCAATCATACCACGACCCCTACAAGTTGTCGTAGATGCAATAGGTACACATGGGAGAATACCTTTACCTGCACCTGTAAAACCATACACAGAGTTCATCGAAACTTTGTAGGCCAACTGTTTACCATTGTACACCTCCTTCATATAACCTGTTGCTTGTGCCATATCTCTTTTGGCTTTTTTACGAAACTGTTTAAGCTCCATAAGAATGGCTGGTAATAGACTCGGTACATCTTGTGCAAACTTATACGTCTTATTTCCAATGTTAAATGTTTCGTATGTAATCCCAGGGATCTTACCATATCGTCGCTCGTCCATGACGTATGTAGAATAACAGAGGTTGTGGGCCATCATGATACTCGGGTACAGAGCCTCAAAATCTAGGGCTGTGATTGGAGTGTAATAGGCACCCTTTTGGGCTTCTAGAACCGTTGCACCTTCGTATTGCTCTTCAGGGAGAGAACCATATTTAATCGTTGGTACCATGTAACCCAATTCACGAGCCTTTTTAGACAACTGACTAAATACCTTAATTTGCTGTCCACGTTCAACCAAAAAAGATACAGGTACCCATGTTGCCTTTGCCATCTCTACGAGGTTTAGTAGGATACACATCTTTTTCATTAGTTTGTGTGGGAGAAGTGTATCTTTGATACAGTATTCTGCCACTTCATATAACTTTTTAGGATCACCTTCTACAAAACGAGCAAACATTTCTTTGGGAGCCATATCAATTTTTTGATCACCGAGATACAGTTTAGAAACGTTGTTGAGACTGTACGAATCTAACTTGTAGCCCTTCTTCACTTCATGGAACATATCAAATACAAAACGACCAGACATAGGCAGGAGTTTTAGAAAGTTATCACCCAGAGCACTCGAGCTTAATTTTTTCATCACCAAGTGACACTCTGTATCCTTGAGTTTACCAAGCTGATAAAAATCAACTCCACACCCAACCATAGCAGCACGTTTGTAAATGTACTCTAAATCAAATCCAAAAATATTCCACCCAGTGAGAATGTCAATATCTTTTTCGTTCATATATTTTTTAAACGCTAAAAGCATTTCCTTTTCAGTATCAAAACTAATGACATCAGGTCCGTCAGTCTTTTTGTAGCATAAACACACTTTCTCGTATGGTTCATCACTACCAAACTTACACAGAGAGATTGCGATTTGAAAGCAGGCATCATCGGGGACGTTTGGATCTGGAAATTTCCCAGTAGAACTATTACATTCAATATCAAACGAGGCAACGATAAATGGGGCAATATCATCTCGTTCGACTGGTTTAAGTGTTGACCAGTCATTACACCACAAATCAATATCAGTTTTAGCCAGGTGAGAACGAACACATGTATCACCAGTATCCAACCAACCTGTGGATTGGATTCCTGTTCTATGCATGAGTCTCAGGACAGGGTCGATATTTGATTCATAGACATGATATTGTTTGAACTCATTGTTATACATGAAAATCGAGTTAACTTTTCGTCTATGCTCCAGTGATTTGAAATTGAGATGCATAAAATGAAACTCTTCATTATTTTGAAATCCCCAGACGTCCTTCTGTTTCGTCAAACTATAACTAGTTACATGGTCTCGTTTTAATCTGCATATGTCGTTGTAAAGACGACTGACGTCCTGGTCTGTTGTACCCCTCGGGAGCTTCACAAAAAAGTATGGATCGAATGTTGTGGTTACACAGACTGATTTACCATTCTCGGTCTTACCAAAAATACTGATTTGATGTTCACCTTCAACATCCCGTGCCTCCCATGTCAACGCTTGGAATACTACCATATGTATACTATGAGCCAAAATTTTAATATCATTTATTAATAAATGTCTGCTGCTTTGATCGAACTCGTTTCGGTGGGTGCCCAGGATGTTTTCATCACTGGTGATCCCCAGGTCAGCTTTTTCCGTCAAAATTACAAGCGTCATGCCAACTTCGCTATGAAGCCAGAGCGCATGGATTACATTGGTACATTTGGTGCGAACAATGAAATTACTATTCCCATCCGCTCTAAGGGTGACCTCATGAGCTACATCTGGATTGAAGATTCGCTCGTTTCTAACGTACAAGACAACCCAGACGGCCTTTTCTCTTCTACTGCGTCTAACCCTACAGAATTCCAGCTCTGGATAGGTGGTCAGAAGGTTTGCCAGATTGATTCACTCTTTATCCAAGGTGTACACAATCCCCTCATGCGTGACAGTCAAGCCAAGTCTTCAATGTGCGCTTCGACTGCCACCCTGAAGTCCAACCATGGTGGTGATCACTTCATGATCCCTTTCTTCTTTGGTGAAGATTACACTAAGTGCCTCCCACTCGTTGCTTTACAATATCATGATGTCGAGATTCGCATTAAGTGCAGGGACGGTTACACACCCGTCGGTAGTCCCAAGATTTGGGGTAACTATGTGTATTTAGACACAGATGAGCGTAAGTACTTCACCGATACTCAGCATGAGATTCTTATCACCCAAACTCAGCACCAACTCGCTGCCAAGGAGGATACTGATATTGATATCAGTTATTTCAACCACCCCGTCAAGTCTCTTCACCTTGTCTCTGGTAACACCACCGCGGGTGCCGATTGGGACACAGCTTTCACTTTCGATAAGGCCACCCTTTACATCAACGGTACAGCTCTATTCGAAGAAACTTCGGCTATGTACCACCACACAGTCGTACCAGAAATGCACAGCACAGATCTTCCCGACGATGTTCTCGAGGATTTACCCACTTACACAT